AGCAGTTTTATTCCCGCATTGATAATCTGCGGAATGTTGTTCACAATTGCGTTGACTAATCCAGTGATGATTTGCGGAATTGCACGGACAATCGAAGTTATAATCTGCGGCAACGCACCCACGAGCGACACCAATAATTGAATCCCTGCGTTTATGATTTGAGGGATTGCTTTAATGATAAAATCCACGATTCCGATGATGATTTTCGGGAGTGCCGCAATCAGCCTCGGCAGGGCGGCGATGATTCCGTCAGCGAGTCCGAGAACGAGTTGCAATGCCGCATCAAGTATCATGGGTAAATTATCAATCAGACTTTCAACAATCGTGATGACCGCATCAACGGCGGCGGGGATTAACTTCGGCAAAGCCTCGCCGAGACCCTGCACGAGCGACACCACAATCTGAACCGCCGCCTCAACTAACGCAGGGAGCATGGTAATTATTCCGTCAACCAAGCCGAATAACAACTGCGTTCCCGCCTCCAAAACCGTGGGCAGTAAATCCAAAATTGCACCGAGAAGTTGATTTACAATATCAATCGCACCGTTGACAATCGTGTCAATGTTTGCGGAAATTCCCGTGGCGAGTGCGGTAATCAGATTACTGCCGACATCAATCAGCCGAGGCAGAAAAGTCGTGATAAGAGCGACAACATCATTGAATACGTCATCGAATGCCCCCGCCATTTCCTCAACAGAACCCTCACCGCTGATGACCCCGACAAACCCCTCCGACAACGCAGAAAGTGACGGCAACATCTGCCCCAAAATCTGAGCCTTGAATTCGTTTGCCATCATGCCGACTGAGATTTTCGTATTGTCCATGACCGTGGCTAAATTCGCCATTTTCCCCGCATCGGTAGCCGCAAGTGCCTCGTTGACACCGCCCATCGACTCGCTGACCATATCGGTGACAAACTGCACCCGCTCCATTTCGGTGGCGGTTTTGAACCACTCTTTTTCGGCTTGAGTGAGTTTAAATCCTTGCTTTGACAGTCCGTCAATGTTGCCGTCAATCGCCTTACCGAGCGAGGTTGCTACGTTCCGCGCCTGTTCAGATGAGGCAGTCGCACCGTATTGGTAGGCGATATAGTCGTTCATCACTGGGAGCATATCTTCGAGCGACTCTTTCCGTTCCACGAAACTCGCCAACTCCGCAAGAGCCGTGGTTTGTGCGGTTTTTGACACCACTCCGAGTTTTTCCTGTTGCTCTGCAAGTCGCACAAGACTATCGACTTCGTCATCGGTGGCATCCATCATGTTTGTCATAACTTGCGTGAGTAGCGTGTGCGACATCGCCGCCTCGGTAGCCATTTCGGAAGAGTCGGATATGTAGTCAGAAACCGCCGCCCCAACCGACTTCACCATGTCAACGAGAGCCTTCGCACCCGCCTTGATTGCATCGGCAAGCAGAGTGGCTTTCAGAACATCGCCGAATATGGACGTTTTCTTGGAGGTTTCGTCCATCTCCTTGCCGAGTTTGTTGGTTTCCTTGCCAGTCTCGTCAATCTCGTCCCCCGCTTTGTCTACGGATTTGCCGAATTCATCAGTCTCTTTTCCCGCAGTGTCAAGGGCTTTGTCGGCTTTTTCAAGAGCCTTGTTATTATCGCCGAGTTCCCGCTCCATGCCGTTTAATTCTGCTTGTGCTTTGTTCAGCTTAATCTGCCATTCTTGGGTTCGCTTGTCGTTTTCTCCGAATGAAGTCGAGGCGTTGTTTAATGCGGATTTGAGCGTTTCGATTTTGTCTTTCTGTGCGGATATTTCCTTGTTGAGGACGGTGTTACGGGAGGTCAGAGCGTTCACCGATTTATCGTTTTTATCGAATTGGGAGGTCACCAATGCCATCTCACTTCCGAGGACTTTAAAGGCTTGGTTAATGTCTCGAAGTGCGTTCTTGAAGTCACGTTCGCCTTCGATTCCTATGCGTAAGCCGAAGTCGGAATTAGCCATGAGTGGTTACCTCCTTGCCAAAAAATAATGCTTGATTTTTGCGTTGGATTGTGGTATAATGAAGTTCAGAGATTTTATATAGTGTGCCGAAAGAGGATTTATATATGCCAAAAATTGAGAATATGATGCAAACAATGCGTGAACAAGGAATAGATGAAATAATTATATCACAACTTCCTATGCCAAGAATTAAAAAAGCAACCCCAGAAGAAATCGTGGCTTTTGTCAAAGGAATGGACGAGCATCTTTCTAAAGAGCAATGTATTGCGGTTATGGACGAGCAAGGTTGTAATAAATCTAATAAATATTCCGCCCAATTCCGTAAATTGGGAGAATTGCACAAAGATAAGACACTCGAGGAACGAATTACGTTTTTAAATGATTTTGATTCTCATCATAAAGTTGATAAATGTATTTTGAATGACAACGGGACTGTAACATTTATCATGGGTCTTGACGGTAAAAAGGGCGATTGGTATTGTCCATGCACGCCCATTAAAAAATTAAAACCTTATGATTTCCCGCTTACATATTGCGGTTGTTGTGCCGCTCATGTGCGGTATACCCACGAGTTTGCTCTTGGCGTAAAGTTACGTTTGAAAGAAATCATTTCTTCAAAAGCAAATTCTGACGGTGAAAAACCATGTGAGTTTATCTTTGATATTATAGAATAACTACCACTAATAAGCAAACCGTAATCCTCACAACGGGATAATATCATCCACCGTCAACTCCCGCCCCGCTTTCTCAATCCCAAGAAACTGCTTATGGCAAGCCCACAAATCCAAGAACAACCCAAGCGGACAAAGCCAAAAATCATCAGCACTCATCCGCATTTGAACCGTTCCGTAGTAATACAGCCGAGTAAAAGTTTCAGAGTCAGTTACTCGGCTGTTACGTTTTTTGAATCACCCTCGCCCTCGCTGACCACGTTCCGAGCCGTTCCCTTAAACATCGCCTCGGTGATTGCAGATTTATAAGAGGCTAATTCCAACGGCGAAGTCAGCAATTCAACCGCCTCTTCGGTGAGCAGTTCTTTCGGGGTCTCTTTATTTTTGAGATTGTAAATCATAATCGACTGGTTCGCTAAAAGCGTAAGTAACCACACAATCTCATCCAATGCTAACTCGAAATTCTCAGCTTTAAGCAACCGTTCACCGAGATTTTCAAGACCGCCGTACCGCCCTGCGATTGCTTTAGTCGCTTTCGTGGTGAGAATTAATTCGTAATCCTCGCCGCCGATTTTTATTGTAGCAGAACGCTCATTATCCATCATTTAAACTCCCTCCTCAAAAACAGGCTCATACACTTCGGAAAACCACTCCGAAATTGTGCCGTCAGAAACATTGGACTCACCCTCGGTGACTTCCGCTTTCCACGGATGCTTATCGAGTCCGTCAACCTTATTTCGCCGCATAACCGTTCCCTCAATTGTCGGCGTTTGGAACGTAATGGAGTCCCCTTTGGTTTGCAAATTGGTTGCGGGGACGCCGAATTTCACTCGATAAAACCAAAAATATCGGTAGCGATTATTCGGCTTTAACGCACGAAATCCGACCGCCACAGGATTACTGTCGTTCTCGCTTGCGGAAATCAGAACACCGTTATCATCGACAATTGCACCAGTCAAATCCTGTGCGGCGGTCACGCCGATATCGTCCACCCCGAGCGATAATTTCCCCGACTTAAAGTCCTTGATAATGGATGCCGCACCGTCATCTGCATACAGCACCGCCTCGGCTAATTCGATTGACAAATCCGCCTTGATTGCTTTCGCCAATGGGACAGGTTTTGCGTAGGTTTCGTTGCCGTTTGAGTCCTCTGTGATTTTTGCGTAAAATAGCTTATCCATGCCGATTGTTGCCATTCTATAGACCTCCTAAATTTGATATATTTTCGCCACGTCAATGGCATAATTGTGATATTGCGAATCGTCTTCATGACCGATATACTGCCGTGCGGTAATGGTGAATTCTGCTTGTAATAATGCAGTGATTATTTTGGATTTCAACTCCATGTAATTGCCTTTTGAAAACAGCGACAGCCGCACTTCTTGCGTTTCATATTCGGGCAGATTATCGCAGTGCAAGTCGAAAGAATCATATAACGGAGTAATCACCGCATATTCATCGGGAGCAACATCGTTGAATACTCCAGTTTCGACTGCAACATTGAGCGTTTCCAACAACGCAGTTAATTCTGATAATATACTCATATTTTCTTTATTTCTTCATCAAGTTTATTTTTCATCGCCTCAATGCAAGCAGTCCGACTCGCCGCCTTTGCGGGTTTCAGAAATGGTTTCGGCGGCTGACCGTGCTTGCCGTATTCGAGCAGATTCGCAAGCATAGCGTTTGACTTATTATCGCTCCGATTTTCCGCAAACCCAATCTTGACATTGAAATTTCCGTTTTTGTCGAGACGAGCGGGGGAAACTCCCAAAGCTGAAACCAACTCGCCAGTGGAGCGGGATTTATACTTGAGATTTTTCCCGATGACCGATTGCAGATTGCTCTGCACTTTTGCGAGTACAACTTCGCCACCCGCCTCAAGCACCTTCGGGATTATTTCGTCAGTGCGACTTTCGAGTTTGGAAATAGAATCAAGAAAATCATCGGGCATAGTGAATTTTACAGATGCCATATTAACCGCCTTTACTCGGAATAATAATTTCCGCTAAAACTTCGTTATACATTCCACGACCACGCACGTCTTCCGCACTGAGAATTTTATACCGCTTCCCACCGCAGAGGATTTGTAGTTTAGTTGTGACTTCTACATTGGGAATTACTCTAAACCGAAACATACAAGTCGCAGTCGAGAAAGCGGCTCTGTTAGCCCATATTTTTGTGCCGTGACGTTCTTCTTGATAGGCACGGACGGAGGCGATTATGGTGTCGGTGGAAGTTGAAAATCCCTCCGAGTCTTTGGTCAGCGAAGTTTCGACTATATCAATGAAAGCGTTCATTTTCCCGAATGACATATCACACGCTCCAGTTCTTGTTCATTCGCAGAAGTCGCTTGACAATCACCCAAACTTGTTCACTCGCATTGACATTGTCGGCGAAAAATCCCGCAGTCGAGCCGTCACGTGATTCATAAAAATGACTCGCAAGCATAATGATTGCTTGCTCGGTAGTCGGGGACATTTTACGCTTGTTATAATGCCCACACTTTTTATGTTGAAAAGTCTCGGCGAAATCCACCGCCGCCGTGATATATTGCAACAATAACTCGTCATCGGCATCATGCTCAATAATTAAATTCAGTTTGACTTTTCGCAACAACTCACTCATCTTTGATTGCTAAAACCTTGATTGTTTCGGGGAGGATTAACTTGCCGTCTACACGCTGAGTTGCTTTGAATCCGACTTGGTCAGTCGCAGAGAACAACTCATTCAAACGCTCGAAAGTTCTGCCAGTGCGGTCGGCAATCCAATAGTATGAAAAGTCACCGAAAGCAAGTACCTTCGCACCCTCTTCAATGGTCGGCATAAATGAAGAAGTATACACAGGTCTGCCGAGAATCGTGTCGGGAGTCCCCGCAGTCACCGAGGCTTGCCATAAATACTGACCGTTCGAGTCTTTGAGTTTGCGGAAAGCCTTCACCGTCAAATCATTGGCGATAAATACCGCTTTACTTCTATAAGGCGATTTCAAACTGTGATATAAGTCCATAATATCATCGAAAGTTATATTTATACTCGCCGCAGTCACACCGACAGGAGCGGTCGTGAGAAAACCAGTCGGCTTGTTTACACCGTCCCCCGCCACGAATGCCTCTTCTTCAAGAACACCGATTCGCCGTCCGAAGTCTTGTGCCAAAAACGAATCAAGCGGAAACGCAGAATCGTTGAGCAGTTCTTTTGAAACTCTAATCATCGTGCCGAGTTTGTACGCCGAAAGAGTCGCTTGCCCAAACCCCGCATCGCTTGTGGGGATTTCAGCCGCCTCATTAATCCATGAGGCAGTCCCTTTGGTAGCGACTACAGGGATTTGCAATTCACCGCTATTTGTGCGGATAATTCGTGACAACTGCCGCATAATATTATGCTCTTCAAGTGCCAACACAAGTTTCCGCTCGAATTCATCGGGGACGAGATACCCGCCCTGCGTATCAGTCCCGACGTTCAAATCGTTGCTGATTAGATTAGAACGCATAACATTTCAAAACGCCGTGTCATACGGGTTTTGTCGATTTGCGGGATTGGGGTTGTTAAGCACAGGCTTGTCAATTGAATTTGCGAATTTGGAGTCCATTTCGTGTTGCCGTTCGAGTGCCTCAATTTCACGAGTGATATTAGTGACATCGGTTTCCATTTTCTCATAAGTAGCCATGTCTTCGGGAGAAACCGAGCCATCTTCACCCCGCTTACTTTCGAGAAAATTCTTGGCATTTTCCCACATTTTCGCACGCTTTTCGAGCAGTTCTACTGATTTGTTCATTGTAATATTCCCTCCGATTTTATTAGTTATAGAATTGTATAATACACCGTCTGCAAAACCGTACAGGACGGCAGATTTCGCATTAAAGCAAGTTTCGGCGGTCATCATCTCCGATATTTCTGAGCGGGGGAGCTTGCACTTCGCCTCGTAAGCGTTTATGATGCCCTCCTTGATTTCGTCAAGCATGGATTTGGCACGGAGCATTTCGTCAGAGTCCCCGATTGCGATTGTTGCGGGGTTGTGGATTACCAAATACGACACTGGTGACATCATCACCGAATCACCTGCCATCGCAATTACCGAGGCGGCGGATGCCGCAAGTCCATCTATTTTGACAGTGACTTTTCCCGCATATTCTTTGAGTGCATTATAAATCTGAGCCGCCGCAAAAACATCACCGCCCGATGAATTAATCCACACGGTTATATCACCCGAGCCGCCGTTCAACTCTGATTTAAATTCGGCGGGAGTGATTTCATCACCCCACCATGATTCCTCTGCAATCGTACCCTCAAGGCGAAGTTCACGCTCCGTACCAGTGGTTGCGAAATTCCAAAACTTATTCTTCATTAGCAATTATCCCCTCCACTTGAAATCCGACTTCCTCTATAGATTTCATATTTCCGTTCACCATAAATTTGTCCCCTGACTCCGATTCGATTAAGTTCATATTTTCGAGCCGCCGCACATCGTTGGGACAGAGAAAACCGTTCTGAATACCGATTGCGTAGCCTTTCATTCGGGTTTCGTAATCGCCCCGCATAAGTCCGTCAATGTTGAATTTGATATAATGCGTGTTCTGTTCGGACGGCAATATTAGACTCTTGCACATCGCCTGTTCCCATCGGCAAACCCACGGATTGATGCAGTATTTCACAAACTCAAGCGACTGCTGTTCTATATTATTAAAACTTGATTTTTCCAAATCGCCCACCATATGCGGCGGGACACGGAACAGTCGGCAAATCTCGTTTAATTGAAATTTTCGGGTTTGCAGAAACTGTGCTTGCTCGGGAGGAATGCTCACTTGCTTGAACGTCAAGCCGTCCTCCAAAATGGCGATTCTGCTTGCATTTTTCGTGCCTTTATACAAAGCCTCCCACGTTTCCCGCAGACTTTCATGGTCTTCCAAATGCTCGGGATGTTCTAAAATCCCGCTCGGGTTGGCGTTGTTTTTGAAGAAACCCGCTCCGTACTCTTCGGTAGCGATTGCCATTCCGATTGGGTTTTTGGCAAGTGCAATCGGGGAATACCCGACTAATCCGTCAAAACTCAACCCGCAAATATGCAGAACATTTTCACTGCGAAATGCAACCGCCTCAGACTTTCCGTTGCTTTTTCGCTCGTCCGATTCCCGCCAATATGTATAATACAACTCGCCGTTCTCACCCCGATGAACATCCATTTTATTTGGAAGTAGCGGGTATAATCCAGTCACCCTCCCGTTACCGTCACGGATTATTTGTGCATAGGCATTTCCGTGCAAGAGCAAGTGCGACATCAGTGTTTCGATGAATATAAACGCCGTCATTTCGGGGTTGGGGGAATTGTGCAGTAAACGATACAGATGATGGTCGTGAACGATTACCGAGCCGTTCGCACTGCGTTTATATACATGGAGCGGGAGTGAGGCGATGCTCTCGGAAATCGCACGAACACAAGCGTAAACCGCCGCATTCTGCAGTGCCGACATTTCGTTGACGGGAATCCCCGCAGATGAACCGCCGCCCCAAAATATACTCTTTGAAGTCGACAGCGAATTATTAACTTTTGATTTAGATTTTCGTCTCGAAAATAATCCCATGAATTTTCGCCTCCCTATTTACAAATTCGTTATTTTGATGTATAATGGATATATTACGGATAAGGAGTCGCTCATGAAACTCGATATTTTAATTGATAAACTCACACCCTGTCTTGAAGAAGTGGCAACAGGGAAGATTTTTCAAACGACTTTTTCTGTTGCTGAACCCTTTGAAATCAAGGCACTACAAGACAAAGGTTGGCACTTTGATTGGGCTGACGAGAGTCTCGCCTATTGTAATATATACAAATTACAACTGAAAGACGATGATGTAATTCAAGGTCTTATTGCAATGGAAGTTGTGCGTGGTGCAGTATATATTCACCTTGCCGAATCCGCTCCGCATAATCAACCACACAATAAGCAATATAGCGGAGTTGGCGGTCATTTATTTGCAATTGCGATTAAACTTTCAAATGCGATGGGATTCGGCGGATATGTTTTCTTTGATGCCAAAAACCAAGAGTTAGTTGACCACTATACAAAGGCTTTCGGGGCTCAGCACCTTATGACTCGAGTTCATGATTATCGCATGGAAATCGAAGAAGATGATGCACAAAAGTTAATCGAAAAATACACACTGGAGGGCGATTTAAATGTTCAATGATAAAGTGAATGGCATTTCTTTAGACGATGCCGCCGCAAAAGCGGGAGGATATGTGGATTACTCTCCCGAGAAAAAACTTATCTTAGATTATGATTATGCCGCAATAAGCAGATATTGCCGTAAAAAAGGGATTAAGAAATCCGAGTTAACAGACGATGAGCGGAAAATGTTTGAATTTGACCCGCCTCTTGTTTATCCGAGAAAATCCACTTACTCGGGCGGATAATAATCCTTGGGTTTCAAATTAAACCTGTCATTGCGATTTATACTCTTTGTTTTGCCATTTCGAGTAACCGTGTTATTATCAAAATCATAAACCGAAACACTGCCGCCACGCTTTTTCGCCGAGCCTTTGATTGCTCTGTTGAGAGCCATAATCGCCGCAATCGCACCGTCAATCCGCTCGGTATCGCTGACTTTTACAGGCTTGATATTCTCAGCCAAATCCATCATGACTTTGATGTTGTCGAAGTTCCAACGCAAAATCCTATGACCGCCGTGGGCAATTCTGCCCTCCATTACAAGTTTGAAAATCTCTTGACTGGCGGGGGACATATCGGTGTACCCCTGCCCAAAATCAATCATCTTAAATCGAGCATTTTCTAAATTCTGTCGCAATAAATGGGCTCCCCATCTGTCGAACGCAATCTCACGAATTGAATATTTTTCACGCAATGACTCTATTTCTTCTTGGATGTGGTTGTAGCTGATAACCGCACCTCTCGTTACTCGCAAAAGTCCCGATTTCACCCACTGCTCGTACAACAATCGCTCCTGCGTTCCACGTTGTTTAATGGTATCATCGGGAATCCAAAAGAATGGCAGCAGTGTGAATTTCTCGCACTCTTCTTCAGATAGCGGGTCATCGGGCGGGAAACAAAGCACAAACGCCGTCATATCGCCAGTAGCCGAAAGGTCGAGACCGCCGTAACACTCCCGCCCTTCGAGAGCGTTCAAATTTATATCAAACGCACAATTATCCCATTTATTCATCGGCATCCATCGCGAATATTGTTTCACCCACTGATTCAAATGCAGTCTGCGAAAGTTGTTCTCGTTAGCGGGATTGATTTCCGCTTTGGTAAACTCGGTGCGAAATGCCTCCTTGCCGATTGTGATTCCATAGCTTGGATTCACCCGCTCCCACACTTCCTGTGAAGTCCAGTCCTCCTCATCATCAGCCGAATAAATCACAGGGTAGAAAGTCGGGTCTACGATTTCGCCATTGAGAATCGCCTGTGCTTTCTCGTGCATTTCC